ACAACAATGAATGATGGTGCTATTGTTTGGTGGGATGTATTTCTTCAAACAAACGTAACTACTTTTAATTTAAACAATCAACTTGTTTGTTCTAATGCTTTAACAGTAGATAATTCTCAAGTAATTTTTGCTGGTACAGATGGAACATTTGATGTTTACTACCTTAATTTAAATTCATCAGGAACAATTGCAAGAAATCCAAAATTAGTTTCTACAAAAACTTATAGAGTTAGGGCAGGTTTTACATCTCAAGGAACACTTGCATTTCCAATAACTTTATCTTCTACTGTTGCAGCATCTCAGGCTATTTTTACAGTAGATCAAGGAGCAACCATTGACGTTGGTTTTGTCAATGCAACAGATATAGATTCTTCATTAGGTAAGACAATCTATTCATACAGAGGAGTATTTAGTAACACATCTAATTGGGCATTACTTCCAACAGATGTTAAACCACCAACAGGAGTATTTGTAAATTAATTATAAAAAATTAAGTACTTTTACTTAAAATTAGAAATAATGAAAATAACACTTATAAAATTGTACACATCACTCCTATTTCCGTTAATAGCATTTTTTGCTCCAATTTATGTAATGGTATTTCTTGTTGGTCTGGCTACTATTATAGACACTGGGTTTGGAATATGGAAGGCTAAGCATATGAATGAGGAAATAACTTCAAAACTATGTAGAAAAGGATTAGTTCCAAAAATAAAATCCTATGTACTTATAGTATTATTATTATTTATTGCCGATCAATTTATAGTGAATGAATTTACTAAACTATTTATAAGTATAGAATTTGTTTCTACTAAACTTGTATCTCTTGCTCTTATAGTTATTGAATTAAGATCAATGGATGAATCATTTAAAAAGGTAAAAGGTTATTCTTTTATTGAAAAAATTTATGAAAATATCCGAAATATTAAGAAAGTAAAAGAAGATATTCACCCATGAAATTTAACTTTACACATTTTCTAGCATTTATTTGGACTATATTAATTAGCCTTTTAATTATACTTACTATGTATGGTTGCTCAATAGAGCATCATTTAGCTAAAGCACAGAAACACATTGATATTGCTAAAAGAAATGGAGCAGTTATTAAACCTGATACAGTGTGGAAATATAACTACACCAAAGAAACTGTCTTTGATACTATTACTAAAACTTATAAAGAGATATTAAAAAAAGATAGTACAGTACAGACTATCAATAATACTATTTCTGCAGGAATGACACGTCAGGAAAGATTAGCACTTGAAGCTAATTTTAAGCATCTTGAGAAAATGATGAAGTTGCAAAATGATAGCTTAAATAAGCAGCTTAAGGCAGTTATAAAAATTAATGGTCAGAATCAAAAAACTATTAAAACAATTGAACGTCTGGAGAATAAACCTTGGATGTGGGTAGCTATAAGTTTAGTAGCTCTAGTTTTTCTAGTAGGATTATTTATGTTGTGGAAATTTTTTAAATTTTAAATATGTTAACTACTCAACAAGCAATTAAAAAGTATGGTACTCCCAATGAAACAGGTGCAGGATACCTTGTTACTTTAAACCTACCTTATCCTATGCGCCTTGCTTGGGATACAGATACTGCAGTATCACGTATAAGATGTCACAAAGATGTTGCTAAAAATTTTGAAGCAGCATTTAAAGATGTCCTAGCTCATTATGGTATTGCTAAAATTAAAGAATTAGGAATAGATTTATTTGGAGGATGTTTTAATTATAGAAAAATGCGTGGTGGATCTGCATGGAGTAAACATGCTTGGGCTATTGCAATTGATTTAGATCCTGCAAGAAACACATTGAAGGAAACGTCTAAAACGGCGCGCTTTGCACGTCCAGAATATAAACCTATGATTGATATATTTTACAAGCATGGTTTTATTTCTTTGGGACGTGAGAAAAATTACGATTGGATGCACTTTGAGATTAAACAATAATAATATGAAATTTAGAAACAACTGGAGTATTAAGAATAAACAATGGGATAAGTTTGCTCTTAGATTAAGAGTGGGAAAAATAGATTTTATTAGTATTGAAATTGATATTTCTCGAAATTTTTGGATGGTAACTTTGCTAAACTTTACTTTTAAAAATAGATAATAATGGCTAAAAATAATTCTTTTGATATAGGGAAAAGAGCTACTCCTAAGGTTAAAAGGCCTGGAGTACATTCTAAAACTAAAAATTCTAAATCTAAAAATTCTCGTAATTATATTAAAGCATATAAAGGACAAGGAAAATAAGATTGAAATAAAAAATACTATAGTTTAATAATTAGTATTATTAAATAATGTAAATTTGTAATTATGCTATCTTTAAGTGATTTACATGCTCAAATTGATGAAGCTTTACAGGTTAATTCCATCGAGTCTTCATTTTCGTATGAATATTATACAGACTTAATTAACGAGCAGAGATCGTTTTGGTTAAGGAATGAGTATAATAAAAATAGAAGTATTGACCCTTATGTTATACAAACACTAGCTTGTTTAGATTTAACTCTAGTTAACCCTATTCAGTGTTGTGTTGAGGTCCCTGATGGCTGTAAAGTACTAAGAAGTGTTAGGAAGATTCCTAATACAATCGAGTTATTTTATACTAAAGGTATTAATACTGTGGGCCCTGCTGATATAATGAAGCCAAGATTTGCTCTTATAGATTATTCAAGAGTGCCTTATGTTGGACACGGAAGAACTACTAAAAATGCTATCTATGCTTTTTTGTATGATAATTACTTATACGTAACATCTAAAGATGTTTCCTATTTAATGCTAAATAAAATAACTATACGAGGAATCTTTGAAGACCCTACTTCTTTAGGGGATTTTATCAATTGTGCTACATCGGGAACATGTTGGTCTCCTACAGACCCTTACCCAATAAATCAATGGATGTGGGCATACATTAAACCTTATATTTTACAGCAGTTAATATCTAAGGGAAATCAAATTAAAGATGATGCTAACAATGCTGAAGATACTAAACTTACAGGAAATGTTAGACAGCAATAAATATTTAAAAAGGGGTAAAGGAAAAATAACTGGCTCTATTAAAAAAGCAGCTTTCTTTTCTTTTTACTTGAAGAACGCAAAAGAAACTTTAGTACCTAATACTACTTATAAAGCTTTTTTAAAAGATTTATTAGAAACATATAGCACAGAAATTGTAACAAGTGGTTTAGAATTACGCATTAATAAAGTAGGAAAACTAAGAATTAGAAGTAGAAAATTAAAGTTTTTTGATAAGAATAATGTACAATATAAAAGCCTAAGACCTAATTGGAAAGCCTCTTGGGAATTTTGGCATAAAAAATATCCCACATTAACTAAAGATGAGATTGTTAATTTACAAAACAAGTTAATAATTTACCATGAGAATGAACATAGTGATCAAGAATTTTATGAGCATTATTGGGATAAAGCAACTATTAATTTAAAATTTAAATCTTTTTATATATTTAAAGCTTCTAGACAGTATTCTAGATTAATAGCTAAAGTAGTAAAAGACCCTAATCGTAAAGTATTTTATTATGGATAACGAAATGATGGCAGAAGAAGGTTCTTCAAAAGGAGTAGAATCAGTAGTAAAGATAACTCGAAAGGAGTTTGAAGACGGTAGTCACGAAGAAATTAAGGTAGAAGAAGTAGAGGGTGGATTTATTAAAACTGTTTGTAAACGCTACAAAGATAAAGATGGATGCTGGCAATACTCCGATGAAAAGTCTGTAAGCGCAGAAGATCCAAATAAAGATAATTCTACCGAAGGAATAGTAAGCAGATTAGAATCAGTACTTAAAGGTATGTCATAATGTACGCAGGAAAAACAGTTTCATATAAAGCAATCCTTGATAAAACTATTAGGGATTTTGGGTTTAACTACGATATCAAAGATGAAGAAGGAGTAGAATGGCTTGCTGAATTTATGGCGCACACTAACGTAGGCGTGACCATGGAAGAAAAAATTGCTTATATTGAAATTTGTGATGGCCGAGGTGATTTACCTTTTGACTTATATAAAATAGGACAAGTAGCTCATATAGAAGGGGTTACCACGTTGGAAGAAGCCGCATGCGGGCGGGGGAGAATGTATCCTATGCGTTGGAAAACAGATTACTTTCATAAAAGATACCATCTTGATAATAGAGATTATACTACCGAAGGAAGGGAAACCTACACCGTAGGACAAGGTTATATATTTCCTTCATTGGGACAGGGATTTGTTGCAATGTCTTATTCAGCTATTCCTACTGACGATTGTGGTTATCCTACTATTCCTGCAGAACAGCAATGGTTAGAAGCAGGATCACATTATATTGCTTATAAAATTGCTAGGAAATTGTGGATACGAAATGAATTAGCTGGGGATAAATTTCAAATTATAGAGCGAGATAAAGAATGGTACTTTGCTCAAGCAGTAAATCATGCGAAACAGTGGAACGGTGTAGATGAAGCGGAAACAGTTAAAAATAGTGTTATTAGAACTATTCCCGATCTTCAAGCTCACGCTTCCTTCTTTGCTAATATGCAACTTCCTGAACTCCGTAAATTTAGACCTAAAGCGGGCACTGGTTTAGTTTCTACTATAAATGTTTTAACACAAAATGCACAGGGCACTAATCCTGCTACTACATAATGGAAAGGCATATAAATACATACCAAGGAATAAATACTGATACGGGATATGATTCTATTCCGCCTAATTTTTATTTGGACGCAGTAGATATTAGAATATCTACTACAGAAGGAGCTTCTATGGGATCCTGGACTAATATGAAAGGCAACACAGAGTTTTTTACTATCCCTGTTAATAATACTCAAGCATTTCCTACAGGCTCTCCTTTTGGAACTTGGACAGCTACGCAACCAGAAATAATAGGCTATACTACTATTCGAAATAGAGTTATATTATTAGTAGCAGATTCATCTGGAAGTAAAGGTTGGATTTATGATATTCAATATGACCCAGCTACTAGAGAAATTTTACCTGGATTTCCTGCGTTAAAATACTATAGTGCTACCCTTAATTTTAGTAAAAATTATCCTATTGAGGCTTTAGGGAGATACGAAAGCGGCTGCGTACAGAGAGTATATTGGACTGATTACAATAATTATTTACGAAGTATAAATATTGAAAATCCAGATTTACCTAATTTACCTGTAGATCTTATAGATATTTTTCCTAGTGTAGAATATAAACAGCCTTTATTAAAAGCAATTTTTGCGGGAGCTGCATTGTTAGCGGGATTATATCAAGTTGCCTATAGATTGAGAACTAGTGATGGTAAAGAAACATTAATTTCTCCTCCAAGTAATCTGATTCATTTAACAAATAAATCAGAATCTCTTCCACAGTCTGCACAATATACAGGAGCTCCTAAAGGAACTATGACAAATAAAGCAATTAATGTCATAATAGATACTTCTGATTACGCTGACTTCAGTGAAATTGATATTTTTCTAGTATTCCACGAAGATTATGCAGGCACCCCAACTATTAATTATATAGAAACTAAAACTATTGCAGGAAATACAATAGAATTTTTAATTACAGGTACAGAAGCAAGTTTTCCAATTGATTTTTTAGAGTATGCTGCTAAAGCATACCCATTTAAAACTTGTAAAACACTTACTCAAAAAGATAGTTCCCTAGTAATTGCCAATACTAAATCAGGATATTTTTCAGCTAAAGATAGGATAAACGAATTAGGGGAAACTTTTGATTTTGATATCCTTAGATACAGAAATGTAGCTACAGTTATTACCACTAATAATAACAAGTTTAATCCTGAATATAATATTGATGCTTATTGGTTAGTAGATTGGTTAGACAATCAACAATATAAATACAAATCTAATGGTACTACTTTAGGAGGAGAAAGCGCTAATATATCTTTTGAATTTACTTTAGAACCTATTACAATAGATGGAAGTAACCAAGACGGTTTTCCAAATATAGCAAATGTGCCTATAGATTTTCATAATTTAAATGATCTCCCTGCGGGTACTAATTATTATAATACTACTTACCCAAGTAATAGTTCTCCTTTTATTTCTGGCCTTTTAAAAAGTTATAAAAGAGGAGAAACATACCGTTTCGGTATTGTATTTTATAATAAAAAAGGAGAAGCTTCTTTTGTAGAACATCTTGCTGATATTAAATTTCCAGATATTTCAGAAGAAACTGATATCGAAACTATTGCAGGAACAGGTATTAAATACTACCCAACTTCTACTGGAGTAAGTACTACTACTACAGGGTATGCAATGGGGATAGAATTTAATCTAGATTTTAGTACTTGCCCTTTATTTTTTGCAGAATTTGAAAGTTATCAAATAGTAAGAGTAGAACGAACTGACACAGATAAAAGAAGATTATCTACAGGGACTATTAAAGCTTTTGCTGATATTACTATCGGAAATACTGTTCCTGAAGATTTTGATTTCAATAACCCACAAGGTTTTGGGCCAGGAATAACTACTCTACATTTATATGCCGATACTATAGCCGCAAGTGGGGGTAATAAAATAGCAAGTCTATTTAAATTTTTACAAACAGGCATTGCTACGGGTTACGGAGATGTTGTTGGGGATTTTGTTGCTATACATACTCCTGAATTATCTTTTAATTTTGAAAATATAGCAGGTATTGCTGCTAGTACAAGTAACGCATGCTTATTAGTAACAGGTGCTTATGTACATCCTACAGGAACTAATAAACCGACAATACCACTTTCTGGCCCAGAAACTCTTTGCAATAATGCAGAAGATTATAGAGCAACTATGAGAACGGTAGTTCCCGCAGATAGTCGCTCTACTGAATATATAAAAAGATTATATCCTAATGCTCTGTATGTAGAGATGAAGGATACTAGTACATATCTAGATAATATAGCAGGACCTATTACCGTAGGACTTTCTGATTATTACTTAAGGAACTATTATGCTACTTACGATAATATAGGAGGCAGCAGTAATGGTATAAATGACCCTCAAGATGGTGGAGGTGGGCCAAGTGATACTTATGAGGTAAGTAGGGGTGCTACAGGAATTTTAACTAAAATAGGAAAACTTACTCAAGATCCTATTACTCAGGATCCTCTTTTATTTCCTACTTCAACTTTTGAATGTTTTAATACTGTGTATGTAAAACCTGCCGCGCCTTATGATTTACTTGATTGTATTCCTATTGTAGACATTGTACTACCTAAATCAGAGGTTTATGGTGGTATGACGGCAGATGCTGTAGCGTCTAATATATTTATACCCGCCTCTCCTGTTATAGATAAAACTTCTGTTACTCCTAGAGTATTTGGAGGAGATATCTTTATTAGTATTTTTCCTTTTCAAAGTTCTAGCATTGAACTAGATCCAATATTTTATCCTGGATCAGGTACAGCTACTCCAAATGCTTTCGGAACTTCCAGAGTACGTTCTGCAGTTCTTCCCATAGAATCGTCGCTTAACATAGAATTGGCTTACGGAGCATCTCTTAAAACAGGAATAAAATACACAGAGGCAGTAAGTAATTCAGAATTTGAAGTATTAAGACAAGAAACTGCTAATACTTTTAAAGGAGCAGGAGAATCTTTTGATATGTATATTAATAATACTGTGTACTCTCGTGAGAATAAAGATGTTACTTTCTTTAGTCAGCCTGTGGGAGGAGGAAATTGTGGTATTAATGATTTACGTGCATATCTTTCAGATGTAAAAATTAATGAAGAAACAATAGATTCTTGGACAAAATTCGGTATTAATAATTATTATGATATTGATGATTATGGACCAATTAATAAAATTATTAATTGGAAAGATACTGTGTATTTTTATCAAGATAAAGGGGTAGGAATGTACGCTATTAATAGAGCTGCTATTACTACGACAACTGATGGGACTCCTACGCAATTAGGTACTGGACAAGGCTTCGGTAAGCATAGATATATTTCTAAAGAAAATGGAAGTATTCACCAGTGGGGAATACAAGCTAGTGATACAGGAATGTATTTCTTTGATGCTATTCATAGAAAAATATTTATGTTAAATTCTGGACAACAACAAGATCAAAATACTCCACTATCGGAAATAAAAGGTATTCACGCCTTTTTACAAAAATTACCTGCTGCTTCTTTTATTAGGAAAGAATTTGGAGGAGATGATCCTATTTTAAAGAAAGGTATAGCTGTAGGAAAGGATACTATTAACGATGAAATATATTTTACTTTTTTAGGAACAGGTAATTTCCTACCACTACTTACTAGTACTACCTATTATCCAGGTAATATAGTATATTCTCCAGCAAATCAGACTTATTATGTAGTCTTATTTGAATTCACTTCCAGTGATGACAAATACGAAATTTTAGCAGATTTAATAAAAAATTCTCGCACTGTGGTAGATTCTGATTATTTTATGGATACTACTATAGTATATGATGAATTAATGCAACAATTCTCCACACGGTTAAGTACTCAGACTCCAACTATCTGGATAAATAATGGCGATATATTATTAACACCTAGCCCAACAGCTCCTAATAAAATATATTCTCATAACTACGGAGATTGGGGTAATTTCTATGGCTCTGTAGAAGAAGCATCAATAACCATGGTACTTAATCCACAAGCTGACATTAATAAAGTTTTAAGAACTTTAGAATTTAATTCTATTGTTAGGGACAATACAGCAATAGTAGATAGAAATGCTACTATTACCGCCTTTAGAATTAAAACAGAAACTCAGGATACGGGTAAAGTATTATTTTCTGCAGGAAGAATTAAACGTAGATTTGATAAATGGCGAGTAAAAATTCCTAGAGATATTAACTCGGTTAATCAGCAAGGACGTTTGAGAAGTTCACATTTTATTGTAACTTTATACTTTGATAATAATATCAATAAAGAACTTATAATGAACAGGTTAATGTCTTACTTTGATTATCAAGTATTCTAATGAAGAAAAAGCCTAAAAACATACCGACCTATTATGACTTTTCAGGTACCCCTATTTTTAGGGATACTACTGCTCTTCCTTTTTTAGACGGAGGTCCTTTAGTAGATAAAACTAATCATGGCAAATTATTAAACAGTGTATATGCATCTGCTTTAGGTAACTATTATGCTAATGGAGGTATGTTAAAAAGAGCAGACGGCTCCTCTTCTCCAAGAGGTTTATGGGATAACATTCGAGAAAATGCTGGTTCAGGTAAAAAGCCTGCTAAGCAAATGTTAGCGCAAGAAAAAAAGATTAATAATAGTTATGAAAACGGAGGACAGTTCCAAGGTAACTATTCATTACCAGAAGACAGTTTTAAACAAGGTGGAAATAATTTACATAACAGCGTCTACGCATCTTCTCCTCAGCAATATCCTGCTGTATATAATTTTGGGGGTACATTAAAAAATAATCTAGCTACTAGACAACAAATGTACATGCCGCTTGATCACATCACGCGCACAGGTGGTAGTATATTATCAATGTCTAATACTCCTCAATTAGAAGGAGAGGGAAAAGACTTAGTGTATAAAGCAGGTGGTGTTATAGGAAATAATCCTATTTTACCCAAACCTATTGATCCAAAGTTACAGGCTTTTTTATCACATTCTCAACAAACTAGAGAGCAAAGTGGTTTAATACCTTTTCAAAATTTTCAGCAAACAATAGATTTAAATACAGGAACAATAAAAGCGCTATATCCATCAAATACTCCAGAAGCTCCTTTTATTCAGGAATCCATGAATAAAGAAGGGTTTGTTGCTAAACCTTACACAGTGCAGTTTGAACAAGCGGATGTATCTGCTAACAAACAAAAGAATAAAAAACTAATAAATTTAATAACTGAAGCACAGGCTATAGGAAAATCTGTAGGAAAAATTCCTGCAAATTTTTCTGAAACAGGTTTAAAAAATTTTAAAAATGTTGTAGAGGCTGAAAAAAGAGAAATTTTAGAAAAACAATCTGCTAAACAATTAGCAAAAGATTTTCAAGAAGGTAAAATATCTCAGGATAAATTTAGCAGCATTTGGAGAGATAGGAATTACAGTAGATTTGACGACAGGTGGAACCCTTCGGAAAAAGAATTGGAGCAAGTACAGGAAAATTGGAACGCAGGTAATCTTACCAATCCTCAAAATGCTATAAAAATAGCAGAATATGTTGCCGCAGGAGCTGCTCTTACCCCTGCAGGATTAGCACTTTTACCAGCGGCTGCTGCTGTTACCGCTATTCCAAAAGTAAGTGCCGCTCTTAATGCTTACGGATTATATAGTGGAGCAACTCATGCATTGCCTGCTGCATTTGAAAATTTTAAAGAAGGGGAACTTTTAAAAGGGGCATTTAATCTAGGATTAGGAGCAGTAGAAATGCTTCCTGGTGCACATTTTTTAGCTAAAACTGCAAGATATCTGCCTAAAGGACTTTCTAATGTGCAAAAAGGAAACGCTAAATTTGCAGATTTATTTAAAGAAGAGCAATTAATGCAAATTCAGGGCAAGTCTGATCTTAAAAAATTCGATCAAATACAGGAGGCTCGTAAATTGGGATTAGAAAAGGAATTTGCAGAAGGGCACCTTAAATATTACGGACCTATTGATAAAGAGCAGTTTATATATTTAGGAGCAAAACAAGAGGGTGGAGAGGCCGCTATGCACGTTATAAAAGGAACAAAGGCAAGTCTAGCAGATAGTAAATTAAAAGTTTTTGATACTAAAAAATGGGAAGAATTAGCTGAGTCTGCTACTATAAATAGAGCAGATATTAGAAAACTTTCTACCGAAGCACATGAAACAGTAAAAAATTCAGAAAATATAATAGCTAGTGGAAAAACCCTTACTTCTGCAGAACAACTTGCGTACAACGAAGCAAAAAGTTTTACAGAAACTGGTTCTGAATTTTTAGCTAAAAAAAGTTCAATAATGCGTCCTGCTGAATTAGAAAAAGCTATAGAGGCAGGGAAGTTTGCACATCTTAATGCAGACGAGCTTAGCCTACTTAAAAAAGTATCAGAAAAAAATGCTAGTTATTGGAATACTAGTAATAGGGCAAAACTAATTGAGCAGTTTAAAAATACCAAACATAGAATGCCGACTGAGGATGAGATAATGAAGAATTTAGGAGTAGCTGAAGAATTAGCTGCTGCAGATGCCGCTGCCGTGCGTAAAATAGTGGAAGACCCTAAATTTTTTAGTGAAGTAGAGCATTTTATTAATAATCCTAGTTCAGCTTATTTTACAACTAAATCTGCCGAGGATATAGAGGCACTTATAGAAGCGAGTATAGAATTTGGGCGAGTTCCTACAGCTACATTACAAATAATAAGAGCCACTCATGCTGCTCATTTACCCGCAGCTGCAGCTGGATTCCTTGAAGAAGATTCCCATACAATAGTTCCTATTCAAGAAGAATATATTACTAATACCGAAGCAGAAATATTATCAAGAGAAGATCCTAATAAATAATAATAATAGTAAAATTACATATATGAGCTCAAAAAAATCAAGTACAGGAATCCATATTAAACCTTCACATGAGGGGGATTTTACCGCTAAAGCTAACGCTGCAGGAATGGGAGTACAAGCATACGCTTCTAAAGTACTTAATGCTCCTGAAGGACAGTATGATCCTAGTACAAGAAGACAAGCTAATTTTGCTCATAATGCAGCAAGTTGGAACCATGCAATGGGAGGAAATATGTACGCTAAAGGCGGTAGTTTTACTAATTCAGGTTTTATGGCACTGCCTAAAGAAGTCCAAAACAAGATACGTTCTAGAGCATTTGCTGATGGGGGTCCTATGGCTCAATTAACGGAATTCAATAATGGAGGAGTTCACGAAGAGAATCCTTTGGGGGGAATTCCTCAAGGTACTGCTCCTGATGGTAGAGTTAATTTAGTAGAACAAGGAGAAACTAAATTAAATTCTGATAATTATATTTTTTCTAATGCATTAACGATAGATAAAGCCACTGCAGAAGAATTTGCTTTATCTAAAGCAGATGCAGGAAAGACTTTTGCTGATGTATCTAAAAAATTAAATAGACCTAATTCTCGTAGAGAAAATGACACTATTGAGCAGATAGCTATCAAAAGAGACTTGGATAATTTAATGAATGCTCAAGAAGCTTTTAAACAAAAAGAAGTTCAAAAGAAACTAGAAGAAATTCAATCTTTAGATCCTAATGCTTTATCTCAAGTAGCACAATCTTATCAACCTCAAGGAATGCCTGCTCAAGGAGCTCCTCAAGGCATGGAACAAGATATGGGACAAGAGCAAATGCCTCAAGGTCAGCCATCTCCTGAAGAGATGATGATGATGGAGCAACAAGGTCAAGGACAACCTCAAATGGATCCTGCTATGATGCAGCAAATGATGGCACAACAACAAGGTGCTTCAGAAATGCCTATGCAATACGGAGGCCCTATGTCTTACAAATGCGGAGGAAGCATGTACGACTTTGGTGGAAATTTAATGAATGCCCGCTCTTATGAATTTGGAGGAGCACAAGCGGCTCAAATAGGGGGACAAGTTTTATCTACTTTTGGAACTCTGGCAGGATCTATACCAGGAATAGGAACAGCAGTGGGAGCTGCCGCAGGAGGTTTAGGAAAAGGTTTAACAGAAATCGGAAATCAAAAAGCAGCGGGAGTAGAGAAGATAGGTTGGGGAGAAGTTGCTAAAAATGTAGGATTAGGTGCTGCATCGGGTGCTACAGGTGTTATCGGTGCGGTGGCACTCGGAGCAGCGGATAAAGCATTGGAGAGTACTTACGACGATCCTATTGAAAAACAACAAAAAAAGGATGCTTTGGCTTTAAGCCAAAATCCTAATAATCCTGCATTATTAGCAGAAGCTGCAGAAAGACAGAAGAATGCCGCTACTACAGGGATGATAAATCAAGGAATAGGGGCTGTTGGTGGAGCCATTGGGGGACAATTAGAAAATAGTGCTGTAGATTCTACAATGCCTACTACTGTTGTGCCCCCTGGCGCGTTGCCTCTAGAACAGTTAAACAACGGTACAATGTCCCCAACAGGAGTTGTTACTAATAAATACGGGGGGTATCAATTTGCTAATGGAGGTACACTAGGAGATCCTCCTGCAAACTTAACTCCTGCTGAACAACTTAAATTAAATCAAAATTACAATAGTACTTCTGGCACACCTTTAAAATCTGGAGAAAACGCTAGCATCTCTCCTGCTGATTTTGCAGCTATGCAAGCAGGAAAAAACTTTGCTACTTATTATAATCCTGTTCCTGTAAATACCTATGTTCCAGCAATGCCTGCAAAAAATTCTACTCCAGAACAAGTAGCTTATATGGTAAATGAAGATCCTATGGGTAAATCACGATGGGTAGATCAAGATGTATATAATACTTTTAAGGGAAATAAAACTAAAATGCAATTAGATAGTCAAGGTTTTCCTTTAATGGGGGCATCAGGTGCTCGTTACAAAGAATATGTTGATACTAGAGCGCTACAAACTCCTGTAACTTTTAGAGACGGAGGCCCTATGAATTATCCAACTTATAAAGACAATGCAGGCCCAATGGGACAACCTTTAACTAACTTGTATAATAGTGGAGGTATGTTTAATAATTTTGGATTAGGCGGAGATTTAGATTTTAATAGCGAGGATGATTATATTGATTATATGTCCCAAGACAATGCTATATTACTAAATAATCCTTGGAATAAACAATCTGTAGAGGAAAACTTACAGTTTAATTTACCTGCAACTGATTTTGAAGCAATGTCTTCCGCAGAACAGGCTAAATATTTATCAGATTTACAAGCTGCAGATGAAACTTTAAAAGATAAAAATCTTGATTTAACTATGAATCAAACTTGGGGACAAGCTGCGGGAATGGCTTTACCTGCTGCTTATAATCTAGGTCAAGGATTATTTGGCAAAGTAGGTACACTACGTCCAGAAGATTATTATCAAAAAGCAGATTTTAAAGGACAGACTTATAACGACAATCCTGAAAGACAAATGATACAGGATACTTACTCTCAGTTTTCTGATGCAACAAGAAATGCTGCACCTGGAGGAGGAGCATATTTAACAGCATTACAAAATCTATCTAGATCTAGAAATGAATCTCTAAGCACTCTTGCTAGAAATAAACAAGAACGCGAAATGGCATCAGCACAAGACGCTCAAATTAGAAATAAAGCAGTTGAAGCAGGAAATAAAGGGGTAAAAGCTAATGTAGATGATTATAATATTAAAGCTAAAGAAGCCAAACGTCAAATGTTAGCAGCAGGTTTAGGTCAAATTGCTGATATAGCAAAAGGTTCTACAGAAATGGATACTCAAACTGCTTATATGAAAGCAATTGCACCTGATTTTGCAGGCACTTTCAATTATAATACTAAATTTGATCAATTATCTGCTAAAGCTAAAAAAGCATTATTAGATAAAAAAAATAATAATAAAACTGTTTAATCATGCCAATTAGTCCTTATAGTACTCCGATACAATATGAATACAAGCCGCTGAACCTATCTGCTTTTGCTGCTCCTCTTAGTGAGATGCAGCAGAAGTTTGATATTGCTACAGAAGCAGTTGATGCTGCAGATTTTACATTAGCTAATCTTCCTTACGGTACAGATCCAGAAAGAGCTAAAGAATTAATTAAAACTGTTAAATCAAAAAGAGACGAGTTAGCTAAAAATTTATCTGAGACTAAAAACTATAAACAAGCTGCAAGTAAATTACGCGAGCTAAACACACTTTGGCAAAAAGACCCAGAATTAAATGCATTAGAAACTAATGCTAAATTGTGGGCACAAAGAGATAAAGAAGAGCGGGAGCGTATTGACAAACCAGGAGGAATTACTAGGGATCAATATTTACAGTGGAGAGAAGAAGAATTACATAAGTATAAAAAGGGGGAGGGCGCTAAGTTTGAAGCAGACGCTTCTAATCCAGAAGGTACTTACAATGTAATTACTGGTTCTACAGGTAGACTTGCTGATTTAGATAAAGAGTTTAGAGATTTGCAGATAGAAATTGCAAAGATGAACCCTGAAAAATCTATTAGCTACTTTACTCAAAATGGTGTCTCTATGAGCCCCGAAGAAAAAGTATCTTTCCAGACTACTATTAACTCTAAAGTTGCAGATGAAATTGCTAGAGAAACAGAAAAGTATCTTAGAAAAATTCCTAAGTTCAAAGATTGGGGAACAGAAGTTGCTCGATATAATTACAATCAAGCTACTGAATTTGGTGAAAATTTGGGACCTATAGCTAAACCCTTAACAGATGAAGCTGTTAATAATATTGATGAACAAATAAAATATAATTTAAAAAATACTAAAGGATTTAAAGATTCGGAAGACTATAAAAATTTATTAGATACTAGGGAAGATTTAGCTGTAATGGCGCAAACTGGAGAATACGACTCTGGTATGGTACAAGCGCTTTATACTCAACAGCATTTGAATAACTTATATGGTTCTCAAGATATTGCTAATATTCTGGCTTATAAGAATAGTAAAGTAACAGGAAGTGTTCGTAAAAACTATGAATGGGAAGCACAGCAAGCTGCAGCTGCCAAGGCTGCTGAAGCAGGCGGAGTTTCAGTAATACCTACTACTGATGCTAAGTTTTCTATAGAATCGTTATCTAAAGAAAAGAGAACATCAGGTAAAGACTTAGCAGTTACTAATAGAAAGATTAATGATTTAGTTGATGGTAACATAAGAGCTGCTATATTAGGAGCAGAGGGCAGTGATTTAAGAAAAAAACTTTTAAATAATCCAGATCAAGTTAGGGCCCGACAAGAATTATTATTAGGAGCAATAACTAAATCTATTGCACAAGGAGGAGATTGGAGTACTATGCAGTCTATAGCAAATGCCAACGGTATTACTATGGGAGAGGGCAGGGCCCGTGCTATCTGGCAGAGTATGACTAAAAACAATAATGTAGGTATATCTAATTACAGCAGATACTTAGATGAATCTAAAGAATCTTACGAAAAATATAATACTGCTAGTTCTCTAATGGGGGAAATTAAAAAAACTGTCACTACTACGGATGATTATAAAACATTCCTTTCAGGACTAGCTTCTTACCGACCTACAGATTTTGAAGTAGGTTCCTTGGGAGAAAAAACAAGAGATGACCTTACTGCCGCTCAAAAGAAACTATTTAATATTAATAATTATTCTGAGGAGCAATTAAAGAAAATAGGAAAAAGTAAACCTAGTACACTTTCTAAAGCTACTGGATGGGCAGATCAACTTTCTTTAGAAGAAGTGGCTAAACTAAAAGGGTATAAAAATTTCAAAGATGCCGTAGATAAAGGCTATAATTTTGAAGGATTTAAGTTTATGGAAATTACTAAAAAGTCTGGAGAAAAAGGAAGTTCTTCCTGGATTTGGGGTACCGATAATTATGAAAACCAAAGCGTTCAAGCAATGTTGACTAGAAAACAACAGGAAATTTATAATAAAAGCAGTGAAAAAAATGCAATGGCATTACGAGTAATAGGAACTCCTGCTGTAGATAAAACATTGACTTCATTCTTTGCTGCCCCTTCTGACATTCTTACTTACGACCCTGCTTATTCTAAAGATTGGAGTAATCAACCTGGATTTACGGAAAAGGGAGAAGTAGCTCCTGGTACTACTATAAATACCAAGATACCTGTAAGATTTGTTAGCCATGGCGGTAAATTACTTTATGAAGTTCCTATATTTTATTATAAAGATGGTGAAAAAACACAGGGAACTGCCGTAGTAGACGCAAAATCAAGTTTGTCGACTAAAAATTTAGCATTACTAGATAACCTAGATTTAAATTCACAAGGAGATAATGACGCTGACAAAGAAGTAAATGATGCTATTAAAGTAGCTAAATTTGATACTAAGTTTAAAGGTAATAATTTATCACCACAACTTATTGAAAGTGTTAATCCTAGCATAGGAACTAAAGGAGTAAATTTATATTCAGTACCTTTTGACAATGCTTCTAGACTGCAAGTAGTTAAAATGCAATTAGAAAAAGGATCTGCCCCTGTATTAATGATTGCCCAAATAGATACTAATTCTGGCAAAGTTTTAGGATACCTTAATAATCCTGAGACAGGCAATACTTGGTATGAAGATGCTACATTAAATACAGCTGCGGATGCCGCTAAGAATATAATCATACAAACATTAGGAGAATAGAAGGGATTACCTATCTTTGTTATTATATAATTTTATTATGGCTAAACAACCGACTCCAATAGTACCTAAAGTAAATCCATTAAGAGAGCAAGCATTAAAACTTTCTGAAAAAGCAGATAAAACTTTAGGATATAACAGAGAAATAGTAGATAAGGTAGGACTGGGTAAAAAAGCAGAATTTAGGGGAATACAACGTTACTATGATGTTAAACCAGGAGATTTCTACGACCCATATGAGGATTATGTAGATACAAATACTTTAAAAGGTGGAGAATTTAATGTCGATGAATTAAATAAAATTAGAGCAGTCAATCAATCTAATTGGCAACAAGCAGGAAATGCGGTAAAAAGAGTAGCTGTTAATATAGTTCCACAAATTGCTTCTAATTTGTCGGCTATGACCGATATTAAGGGATATTGGGATGCTGAACATGCTGCTCAAAATAACATAGTTAATTGGGCACAGGATTTAAAGAAAGAAGTAGACGAAGACTGGTTTCCTATTTATGAAGAAACTCCCCAATCTATGAATATTAGTGATCCTGCTTGGTGGATGTCAAGAGGATCTGGCTTAGTAGAATCTATAGGAGCTTTTGCTGCTACAGGTCTAGTAGGAGGTAAATTAATTTCAGGAGGACTAAAAGGTTTAGGCGCTGTTACTAAAGGTAAAGATCTTACTAGAGCTTTACTAGGAGCTCAAAAATCTAAAAATCTACTCACAGCAGCTAGTACTTTAGGAAATGCTGTAGCAATGAACCAAACAGAGTCAGTAATTTCTGCTACAGAAGTCTTTAATTCTACATATCAAGAAAAATTAGCACAAGGTTGGAAAAGAGATAAAGCAAAACAAGCTGCTTCCGAAGCCGCGGCAACAACAATGAATTTAAATAGGATAAATATTTTATTCAATTTAACTTCAGCAAGAGCTTTTATATCTCCAGTTAAGAGTACAAGAGAAATTCTAAAGCGAGCTACAGGATTAGATAAACTAGGCCATTTGGTAATGGAAGGTAGTCAAGAAGCTGCAGAAGAATTAGTAAACTTAGTAGCAGAAAAAGCAGGTAAAGCAAAAGGAAAACAGCAGTCTTATTCATTCAACGATGCGTTGAAAGATATTAAAACTATGGAAGGCTTTGAAGCAGCCTTTTTAGGAGCTTTAGGTGGTATAGGTCAAACAGGTATTACTTCTGCTTCAGAGTATTCTAAGTATGGCGCTGGGAGTACTAAAGATTCAGAAGGAAACAGGATAAGTAAAGTTTCTTACGAAAATGATCGTTATGCGAAGCAGCAAGAAGTCATTGAGGAATTAAAAGCAAAAGGAGTTAACGTTACAGACATAATGTTGAACTTCAAAGATAATGTGCTGTTCCAGGAAAAATTGTACAAAGCTGCTGAAAAAGGGGATACTGCTGAAGTTGAAAACTTAAAACAGCAAGTATTTGAAAATAAAGCAATTCAAGCTTTTCAATCTGGCTCTACGGAAGTACTAGAGGATTTATATAAAGCAGAAGCAGAGAAAGATCCTGATGAAGTAGGTCAGGAATATATAGACAATGCAAACCGAGCTTTAACAGAACTTAAAGAACTAGAAGCTATTTATAATAACTTTGAGGACTATGCTAATGTAGACGAAATTTTCTTTAACAGGGCTAACAAGAACCGTGTCACAAGAAACGCCAAGTACACCGAGCAGCTAAAAAAAGAAACTGATTTCGTACTACATAAGGATATACATACTATTGCTGATAAGTATAGCTACGACAGAGAAAGAGATATCTTAATTAAAGAAGACGGAAAAGTAGTAAGGACTGATAAAGTGATAGAAAAAGTTCCGCTTTCCTACGCATCATCGGATTTAGAAACTAATCAAGGAAAAACAGAAGCTGAACAAAAAATCTATGATAAATTTCTAAATGAGGTTCAAGCACTTCCTTCTTATAAAGATTCTATTCTTTATAATGAAGAATTAGAAAAAATACAGAAACTACTTACTACAGTAGACGAAGAGTTTGCTACAATCACAAGTAAAGA